GCCAAATTACCGGACGGCTCTATCACCACCGTGCAGCTGGATGCCGAAATCCTGAATAAGGCGCTGATTAAATTATTTGAGGCTGCGGTGCGGAAAGTCACGCCAGCTGCTGCAGCGGATCGGGAAATAGCCGAGACGTATGGCGACTGCGTGAAGATTAAATCCGGCAAGCTGTCGCATATCGGCGAAGGGTTCATGGAGGCGCTGGTTTCCAACCTGGTAGAGCAGGCTTTCCAGCAGCGGGGGGCGCAATGACGCTGACCACCCTCCGCGCCCCTGAGTGGGTGATCGGCCAGGCAACACGGAAGCTGGCGCAGTACCGCAAGCGCCGCATATTCCCCTGCCGCATCCACGGCACCGGCTATCTGAGCCTGAAGGTTAACCCGCGCTGGCGTCTGCTATCGCAGAACGGCGGCAAAGACTGGCAGTTAATGACGCACGAAACGTATTCCAAATGTAAGGACGGCAAAAAATGAAGAAGCTCACTGTTAGCCGCGAAGACGCAATCGACGACTCGTTTCGCACCCTCCAGTCACCGGTATATGTCGTGACACGTCACGGACGCCGCCGCCGTTTCCTGAGTCGCAGCGCTGCGCTTAATAACCTGGTGCATTTCATAGTGACCGGCACTTTCGATAAAGCTGGAATTCCGACGCATGAGCCATCGACACCCGCCATTGTGAATGGCGTTAAAGCTGAGCGCCGTGGTTCGCTCACAGAGCGCTACTTCAATGCGCACCACCGCACCTATCGCCGGATCCAGAAACTGATGGCCCGCCGCCGTGCGATTGAGAAGTGGCAGAAAAGCTACGAAGCAGCAGCCAGCAACATCGCACAGCTACTTAGCCAGAAACCTTACTGAGGTGCATGAGATGGATTATTCAGAAAACGCACAGGCAACGCCAGACGGCGTTTTAGATGGTGGCAAGGTGACCGGTTATTCCGTCATCATCCGCGCCCTGAACGATGGCGAACATGACGCTAACACGGTTAACGGGCTTCGCCTTCTGGCCTGCGTCTGGGAAGCAGTGGAGAACGGCTGGTACCGCCTGAGCGTTTCCAGAGAAATCATCATCTGGAGATGGCTCGTCGTGACTGTCTTTATCACACAGGAGAAAGACAAAAACGGTACCGCTGACGTTCCGAATGATGAGGGCGGGATTGACCGTGCGGTGATCTACCGTGGCGCTAATGGTGGCATGGGCATTTATCCGGGACCGGAACGCTTTGCCTTGGCAAATCACGTCGAGAGTATTGCGATTGAAAAATACGGATCTGACGAGGGGTTAAAGCTGGCCCTGCGCATGTACAAGGACATGCTCACCGCAGAACAGGGAGAGGGATTCAGACTTTCGGCGTTCGGGCAGCAAGCCTTCGAAATGCTACACGACAGCTTTATCGAGCAACTGAATACCAAGGGCATGCCCGACATGCCGGTTATGCACTGAGGGGAAAAACATGACGGTAAAAACTGATTTGGCAGTGATTGCACCGCAGGAACTGCAGGTGATCGAATATCGCGGGCAGCGCGTCGTTACCACCGAGCAATTGGCCGCTGGCTATGGCACAGACAGCGCAAACATTAAGGCGAACTTTTCACGTAATGCGGATCGGTTCATTGAAGCCAAACATTACTTCAAGGTCACCGGGGAAGAACTTAACAATTTGCGAGTGACTTTTAGTTACCTGCAAATCTCAAGTAAAACCCGGGCTTTAATGCTTTGGACGGAACGCGGCGCTGCCAACCACGCCAAGATGCTCGAAACAGAACAGGCATGGGGCTATCACGACGATCTGGTCGAGTTCTACTTCACCCGACGCGAAGCAGCGCCTGCTCTTCCTGACCTCAGCCGCCTGGAGATTCTTCAGATGGCTCTGGATTCAGAGCAGGGTCGCATCGCCGAAAAGCAGCGGGCCGATCACGCCGTCCGCACCAAGTCACAAATCAGCCGCAAACGTGAAGCGTCAGCGCTGGGTAAGCTCAGCGCCGCAACCCGCCGATGCCGCGAGCTGGAAGAGCGCCTGGGTGAATCAACCAAAGACGCGACTATCACCAAAGTGGAAAACGAAACCGGGCGTAAGGGTGCATTCAGCTTCGTCGCGCTCCGTCGCTGGTGCAAAGAGCACGGTCAGCAGGCACGGAACGTGGCGGACGAGCGCTGGGGTAGCGTTAAGTCATGGCCTGCCGGTGCGTGGCTGGCCGTTTACGGTATCGATCTGAAATCAATTTTCGGGAGTAAAAAGTGATGAATTTGACCAAGTTCGAAGTTGTTTTCATGGGCGATCACCCTGACGGACTGCGCCACCCGGTTAAGGTTGTAACCACCGCGACGAATGCAACCGCAGCGATCGGCATTGCAGAAGATGCTCTTGAAGATGACAGGATTCAGTCTACCAACCACGAGCTGATTTCTGTTGCGCCCTCTTCGATTTCACAGCCCGTAGAGAGTGACGACATTGCTATTCTGCAGCAGAGCCACCAGCAGGCGCTCCAGTGGCTTGCAGATGCTTACCTGTTTTATCTGGTCAGCATGCACCGCCGCCCTGTGTTCCGTCATCAGCTTGGGAACATCTCACTGAGCCAGCATGCAGTTCAGGGATTCATCGATACCCACCTTGAAGAAAAAGGCATGGGACTCAAAGAGCGCCGCGCCCGGTATATCACTCTTCTGGATATTGATGCTTTTGCCAATCGCACAAACTCAGATTTCGTGGACTGGGGAACGGTGCCGGTGCTCAAGCCCCGAGGTATTCGCTGGCTGAACGCCTGCTTTAGCCGGTATGCCGAAATGGTTGAGGAATTGGGCGGACAGGACAAGGTTGAAGAGATGATCAGAGGGGCACGAGCATGAAGTTTAATTTTGTCGATAAAGGCGCGGTAGCAACGCTGACCATCACCAGCAGCCTGCTGGAGTTTCGCCGGCACAACCGGGCGGTAGATGCCGCCCTTCTCTCAGCTGATGTGATCGCCAGTACGACTGGAATCTTCATCCGCAAAACAGTTATCAGCGGACCGGTTAATCGAGGGCTTCGTGCATACCGTGCGGCCACAAGGGAGGCAGCGAAATGAGCAACATTCAACTGGAAAACGGTCGCATTAATCACGAAGGGCTGAGCGGCATTGCTGACCATCTCAAGGCGCTGGCAATCGCCAACAAGAATATCGACAGCATCAAAACGCGCCTAGCTGGAATTGATGAGTCAGATATTGGCCCCTATCGCAGAACGCATGATGCACTCAGGGCATGGAGGAAATCCCAGCGCCGGATTACAGAAAACCTCGCTGTATTGCGTCGTGAAGAGAAAGAGCTGAACAGAAT